CTTGTGCTTCTTGTGCTTCCTCTCTTTCCTTTTCTCCTTTCTCTCTTTCCTTTTCTCCTTTCTCTCTTTCCTTTTCTTCTTTTTCTTCTTGCGTTTTGATCGTCTCCAGTCGTCTTTACTTTCGAAACATTTGAAGGAACAGAACTTAATGATTCTGGCTTCTTCGTCGTGTTTAATCACAGTTTTAAGAGGATCATCATCGGTTATATGTTTTTTACAATAAACACATACATCTTGTGGCAGTATTTCAATGGATTCTTTGACTTTTTCTTCAACTTCTTTTTCTCTTCTTTCAACTTCTCGATCTTCATCTATTTCATCACCTTCTCCCGGTGCCTCGTTTGTCAGCTGATCTTCCAATTCGGATATATCTTTTCCTATTATTGTCCAAAAATCAGGTGCTATTTCTGGTATTTTGTAGGCTACGGTATCTTTTTTCTCTTTTTCATCAACAAGTTTGCCCATATCGAAACCATATTTTTTCTGAAAATAGTTTGTTAGTAATCCTTCATCTGCTAATCTTTTGTTATAGAGCTCATTGAAGCGGCTAACAAATTTTAGATCAAAATTTTTATCAGTTTCTGGGTTAACAATATCATCATTGACAAATCTATCCCATAGCTCATCAACCGTAAAACAATATATCTTATTATCATCGGTATCCTTGTAGTAAATTATCTCTTCCGGTGTAGCATTACCTACCCTTCCTTTATTAACACATGCTGCTAATCGTTCACGCGTATCGGCTAATCTAGCCGCCGTATTTGCCCGATAATGGACTGCTTCACCTCTAGGGTGTCGCCCCGGATAATAGAGATGCTCAGCGATCGATGTGACTATTTTATATTTTCTGTTATTAATTTTTGAAATGAGTTGATCAAGGTATCTTTGGGAAACTTCTGGATCTTCGAATACTTCCGGTAATTTTTCGGCGGGTGATAGGGTTGCTAAAATATCAGGTAAATAATATTCGATCTCAATATTTTGTTGAAAGGATTTGGCTTCAGCCATCTGGAGATATACCAATAAATCTGCAGCTCTCGAAAAAAATTCTCGATTGGTTTCTTCGGGTCCACCACGTAAAGAATTAACTAGGATTTGGATATAAGGCGTGTTGTAATCAACTGTTTTAAAAGTAGATACCTTACCATCTCCACTAGTCGTTCTAATCGCTATGATACCATAGTCTTTCTTCATAGGATTAATTTGTAATAATGCTTTAGACAATATTTTAGATACAACATTCACCGATTTTTGATCTACTGTTCTATCTAAGATATCTCTGAATTTGGTCCTTTCAATTCTCTCAATTCTCATATTTTCCTGAAGCTCACGGCGAAACATTTGTTCATTCTGTATAATAAACGTTCTTTGAACTACAGAACCGTCTGATTTTGTCACCATATGTACATGAGCTTTATATTCTGATCTTTCATGATCGTATCCAACTACAGTATAACCCACCCGAAATTTAACAGGTTGATTAGTCTGAGTATAACAGGTAAATATCTGCCCACGCTGTCGGCGCTTTTTCTTGAAAGAATTGCACTGAAGGGAGAAGTATTTTTTGTTGGCCTGATACCACGAACGTCCTCCTTCTATGATTTTTTTGTTTTTGAATACATATTCTGATTTAGGAGGCCCAGATTCACCGGGACCCGCCAACCAAACTCCTGTAACTCTGCCTTCAATCCAATAGTATGATTGGTATTCCTTCATACATTTGATAAATGAATAATCTTCAACTAGAGGACGATAATTTTCCCATTGGGGACCCCCTATTTTTCTCAAAGTTCTTCTAAGTTTTTTTAATGTCCACCGTTCAACACCTGTGTATTTTGCCTTTTCGAGATCATCAATTTCACCCAATTTTGTTACGAGGCGCTGTCTTTCTAGTTCCACCCAGTCTTGTTTATTCTCTCCCAGTGTATCCAAACGTTCTTTCAGATCTTCAAGTGACCATAAATCATACCTATCTACAGGTTTTCCAGTGAGCTTGGAAAGTTGTTCTGCCATTGTTTGTTTTTGGGCATCTTCAATAGGTATTAACCTAGCCTGATATTCTTCTTCACTAAGGATTTGTCTAACAATACTATCTAAATCTCTTCCTTTTCTTATATTTAAGCCTAAAATATATGCTAAAGTTTTTAATTCTTTTTCAGACATCGACTCAAGTTCTTCTTTTCTTTGTTCATAAGACCACCCCGTGACATGGCGCCCTGGAACCATAAATATAAGTTTTTTGCGTTCCTCTACCGGAAACATGGTGTTAACTATTTCACTAATCAATCTTTGTTTACTTCTTCTATCAGATCTAGATATACCTTTGTCGAGTGCAAGAATATTAAGTTGTTCATTTTCTAAGGTACCAAGAATTTTTTTGACCTGACCTTTAGTTAATTCAGGTATGGGAGTATCTTCATCATAATCAGAAAACTCAGCTCTAAATATTTTTTGAACCAGTTCTGATCTCAGTTTATCTCCTTCCTCGGCTTCACCTTCCTCAGGATATTTGATATCACCCAATATATCCATCTCTTGTGCAAGAGCTAGCAGACTGCTGTATGACAATGATTCCAACTCAAGAAGGCGTAATTTAATTGTGAGAATATCCATGTATTTACGTTCTTGTCGCGTAAACTTAGTGGTGATGGGCTTTGGAGGAATATATTTTCCCAAACTGAGGTTGTGAATTTGGATTGATAAAGCAGAGATGTCGATTCTCAATTTCTGTTTATTTTGCCCGAATTCATCAGCTAATATTAAACGAATAAGAGAAGGTGTTGTTCTGTTTTCTGTTGCGACTAAAACTAGATCAGCCCTAGTCAATTCGGACAATTCGGTGCGACTTGTTTTTTCTTCTTGTAGCAGGTACTGTTCAAATTCCCTCAATTCAATCCTTTTTTCCGATTGGGGCATATGTGATATTTCTTGACGTTTTTCCCTTCTTTTTCTTTCATTGTCTACATTGATGATCATGTTGATGAGTTGTTCATCTGTTTTTCTACCTACTAGAGGTATAGCTACTTCATTTAATTCTTCGCGTGTCATTCCATTAAGCTGTTCTTGTCTCGCTGTCATTTTTTGATCAATACTATTATATGTATCCTGAAGTTTACTCAATTCACCCTTAAGTTCTTCTATTTGTTTTTTCTCTTCTTCTGTAACAGGAATACGTCTGGCCCTTTCTGGCCCTTCTTTTTCGACTTCAGCCTGGAAAATTTTTATTGCTTCTTGGCCTCGAGCACTTTCTAGCCACGCATCGAGTGATCTATCATATGTTAAATCACCTGCCAAATAATCAGATATAAAATTAAGGAGTGTCTCTTCGTTTTTTAGATATGTTTTTATTTGTTCAGCAAATTTTTTCCGTCCCCATTCTGCTTGATATTTATTTGCATATCCATCTATAATCCACAATAATTTATTGTAAAGTGATATTTTACTCCATTCTTCTTCTATCTCCCTCGAAGATAATTCTTCGTCTGTTTCCCTTTGACGAAAACTTCTGAATTCAAAAAATCCATCTCGAACCAATGGATTAGTCATTTCGAAATCTGTTGATTTAAGATCAATTAGTTCTCTCATAAATTCTCTCATTTTTGATTCAGCAGTAGCCCTTTTTGCCAAAGATTTAACAGTTGGAACAAACCTTCTTTTTGTCTTATGTCTGGGCAACTTGATCTTGGGTATAGAAAAAATTTTTTGTTTCTGTTTGGCCTTTTGCTTTGCTATTCTGGCTAACAGAGCCGCCTTTTTACTCTTTGTTGGCATGTTTATTAATTAAGAGTATATTATTTTAGAACAAAATTTGGATTCAAATTAAGAAATTGATAGTTGAATATAAAATACAAAACGAAAATAAATGCCCCTCAATAAACTCCCGACAGACATAACTGTCAAACTGATGTCTTTCCTGGATAATAAACATAATACGCACATCATAAATACTTGTAAGGCAATGCAAATCCATGGCAAAGAACATGGATTTGTTACAAGTATGCGTGTATGCAGTGGAGATGATCTCATGTTGTTTATTAAAAGATTCATTGGTCATGTAAATACCATTCATACGGTTAAGATGTCATATATGTCGGATCCACATGTCTGGATCCCCCAGTTTACCGAAAAACTTATATTTGAGCATTGCTCAATACCATCCTATTTAAATCCAGGTAGACAAGCACTTGCAACAAAATATCTGGTATTGACAGATTATCTCAGGTATAAGAATCACATTACGGTAAGTATTAATTGGGAATGCTTTAGAAATTTGGAATACCTAAAATTGTACGTATACGATGTCGATCTGTCTGGTATCGAAAACTTGACAAAACTAAAGTATATTAATATCAATACTATGCGTGGACTTATTACAACCAATCTGGAGGATGTTTATAGATCCAAAGTTGTACAGGTGCCATTGACCAATCCACATGTGGTGACATTTAGTTTGGATTTTGATAGTCCATAATTATGCTAAGATAGGGTCAATCAATTTGTATAATAAATTATACAAATTTAATCATAACGCAAAAAACCCTCAATTAACCTTATTCGTCACAATGACACGAAGGTTAATTGAGGGTTTTTTGCGTTATATACTTATACTTATCCTCTAATGTGGATGTGTGTGCTCATGAAAACGTTTGTTATAGCGACTTAATTTAGGCCTACTTGGTTTACCGAACCGTAGACATGAAGAAGTCGTCCCCATATTTCGGTAAAATTCAGATGCCGATCTGGTCAAAGGAGGAGGACACAGTGTAGGTGAAAGTGATTGAGGGGGTCGTACCAATTCTCTCATCTTCGCTTGCTTAACTTCCCTTTTTCCAACTGGGGCAGAGGCTCTCTTTTGCATGTCGGGAAGAGTGAGATCAGCGGGAAGACCCGCTGATCTTTTGTTTCTATAATTTGACACGTTTTCTGTGGTTGCACGACATAGGCGGAGAAGTGATCCGGGATTCAATTGGTTGTATTGTGCACATCGGCTCTGATTGATGTTCATTCTCTCGCCTTCTGCAAAAGCATCAATGTTGGCTCCCATGAAGACGACCTTCCAATCATGCTTATTCTCCACAAGAGAAATCCGGTTCTTTGTATCGAAACTGTTATATTTACTGCTAGCATTCTCGTAACCATCTGTCATGATTACCATAACCTTATTATTAGGTTTGTTGCTAGCCAAGACACGATTAATCGTGCTGCATACAGCATCGTTTAGTGCTGTCATACCGTTTGGATGATAATCGCGCCCTGATAATAGCTTCGTATCTTTGAGAGGCTCATCGATGATCCGATTCCGAGTTTGATTACTAAACGTGACAAACGAAAATGTTGCCCCATCTTCACAGTTGGCTTGTTGTCCCTCAATAAATGTATTGATAGCCTGCCAGGGTTCGTCTCCCATGGAAGACATGCTACCGGATTCGTCTAGAACAATAATCACATCAACGGCATTCCGTTGTCGTGGTTCTTGTTCCATCTCGGGACCTACCATGGTAATAATTTGATCGTTATTATCGATATTATCGATAATATTCATATTCTGTTGAATGGTTTGAGTAGCCATATCTGTTAATTATCTAGCAATCAATTTTTAAATTTCAATTTATTTTGCCATGAAACTGAATGATTAGATCATATTTTCCTCATTTGTAAATACTATTTCTTCACCATCAGATAGTGCAAAAATAATCTCTTTCTTGTCGAAAAATTTTGGAGTAAACGATCGCCCATGAAAATCTTCTCCCGGTCCTAAGTAAGGAAACACTATATCAGAAATATCAAAGTGATTTTCATCAAATACCATAAGCACCCGTCTTGGACCGCGCTTGGGCTTAACAATCATTTTGTATATTTTACCATTAATAATATATGTGACTTCGTACTTTCCACCACTCATCTTGATCACCGAATTATTAAAATACTGCCATACACTTAACCATAAGGCTTTTGCAACCATACAAGTAGATACCCATAAAATGGTGAATGCGCCGTTATAATTTCTAGCAACTAATTTATTCACTTTTCTAAAATTTCTGTACTTGACCATAACTTTATCTTTAACTATAGTGTGGCCGTCAAAACAGATAAACAGACCCAATAGAACTGATGCTATTCCACACGTAAAAAGGCTTGCCATAATTAAGTTGTTTATATAAGACATATCGGTTTTAAATCCGTAATTAACTTATATTACTTGAGTCTTGTTATGACAAAATATTCTCCGTTGATATGTTTTTAGAGTGTTTGATTATTTGCAATGACATCCGTACCACCGAATCCGGTTCCACCTGGCGCTTGGCATCGATTTCCCACGAGCAAGTTATCGGTTACATTAGAGTCCGCAATCACACTGCCGACACTTCCCCCAGACTCAACATTGTTGCCTGTGAACGTGCTTTTAGACGTGGTAAATTGTGGAAATGGAGCCACGTTAGACAATGTATTTAGCTGTAAATCACCGTTGGTCACTTTGTTCCCTGTAAACGAAACGCAGTTAATTGGTCCGGCGATGTTGCACCCAGATCCGAACTTGTTCCCTTCCACCACACTGTTGCTGAGGCCTGTAGGGATTTGTACCGCTCCGCCCACGTTGTCCGTCTCTCCAATGACCAGATTTTCTTCGATGTGATTATCTGAAATAACACAATCTTCTGCATTTGTTTGAGCAATTAAAACCATGCTGTTCATACAATTGCCATCAAATGTGGTATTCTGAATGGTGGTCGTCAACTGATCAGTGGTGTTTGCCCCAATTGATAATGTTCCCAAGTTATTTCCAGAGAAGTTACACTGTTGTACGTTTGGAAAAGGAGCTGCATTTGTTCGAATTACAATCCCAGCAAACTGACCACCCGATATCACGTTTGCGTTAAACACACATCGCACTGCCCCCGCAGACCCGAGGCTAATAGCGGACCCCGTACCTATCATTACGTTGCCAGTAAAGGTAGACCCCACTGCACCACTGAGATTTATGGAAGCTTCCATGCGGTTGGTGGTGAAGACGCAGTCGACAGCTGTGCAGCTCGAGGGTCCGGTCAGGGTACCGTTAGTTCCGGGGGAAAGGTTGATACCACCGCTTATCGTTGCAGATTCGTTTGCGAAGTTGTTGTGGTCAAAGACGCAACCGCGGAGCGTTAGATTATTGCCTCGATCGGCAGAGATGCCAATCACTTGTCCACCAGTCGATTCGCCGTTGTGGAAATTGTTTCCGGCAATGATGGAGTCTGTTAATGTTTGACTTGTGGCAGTGGATCGACCAAACAGCAACCATCCAAGCGTGTTACCTCTGAATTCGAGTTCTTTTATGATCATGTTCGCGGCGTTAAAATTGACTCGGGCTTGGGCAAGGCTGTGTATGATGTTGTGTGCAAACAGCATGCGCTCCACTACTGTACACCCGATAATAACGGCAACGTTACCATTGCTCCGGTTCCAGATCTGGTTGTTTGTGAATGTAAAGTCCTGTAAGGGTTGTTCGCTACCCGCAATAATAATCTGGGGTGCATTTGTGGCGGAGGGTCCAAACTTGATCAGATTATTGGCGAAGATCGTGTTATCCATTACGTTTCCAAACGTAATTCTTTGACTCCTGAATTCGTTACTTTCAATGACGGGGTAGAGTACGCGATTAATAGATACGTTTCCTGACACAATGCAGTTTGCAATCAGCAAGTGGGTTAAGTTCCGGTTTACAGCGCTGTTCGCTGAGGTGAGAGACCCTTCGATTTCTACACCAGTTAAAACTAGCCGCTGCGGTAGCGCAGTCGAAGAAGAAATGTCGTGAGTCTCGATAAAATTGCCTTGGATCAAGCCGTTATGCAATCGGCACATTTGGTACTGGTTGATGTCAACCAGACCTTGAATTCGAAAGTTTTCGATCCGGACCCGCGAGATTGATGAATTTGCGGTTACTGACATGTTTTGGTGAACATGTACGTTGTTGAGCAACCACTGACATGAAGAAGTACTGGCGTTGTTACCAAGAAGTAAACTACCTAGGACCTCAATGTTGTCAATGGAGGTTTTCGGAGGAATAGCGCTATCCCCGGAGCCGATAACGGGTGAGATACTAAATACTGCATCTTCCCGAACGATTATATCACTGTATATAACCGAGTGCTCCTGAGTAGGGACGTTGCTGGCAGCCGCTTGGCGACGCTCTTCGTATGTTCCGTTAATTGTGAACCGTGTAACTCTCGCCACAGTTTTGGCCGCGTCGGTGAGGCGCTGAAAGGTAAATTGCACATCGCGGTCAATTCGCACACCTTCTAAGTCTGCATTCCCAAAAACAAAGATAATTCCCGTTGTACCACCCGTGATGTGCAAGTCGCGCACGACCCACTCTACTATCGACAAGTTCTGGGTCGTGGTGGAAGCAAAGTCCGCCGCCTTTACATTGGTGAGCTCACAATCCCTAGGTGCGGGGGCAACGGTGCCCATTATACTTACATTGGCGTTTAATAATCGTGTGGCGTTTGCGTGTAAATAGATGCCAGCTGGTCCGCGCACGCCGTTAATGTATCCGGATAACTTTAGATCGGCTGCTGACTGCAGAAGCACATTATGAATACTCACTTCCCCTGCTTCAATGTCCAGGGCAAAGGCTAACGGCGTAACGTTAGCCCAACCACCCTCGAGTACCAACCTATCCACATCCAAGCACGACGCGCTGTTGCGGCACACAATTGCAGTCCGAGAGGCTTGGTCGCCGCGCAAAATAACGTTACGGAGGACAGTTCGTGTGAGTGCACCGGTGGTGTCGGTGAGAAAGGTTTCCCCGGTGTCGTTTAGCAGCACCGTCACGTTCTGCATGAACAAGGGTACCGTGGGGTCGACGAACCGCGTGGTAGCGCCGGTGCGATCTAGTTCGAGATCTTGCACGATGACGTTACTGGGTAGCACCCCTTGCACCTCGTTGTCGAATACCACTCGAGAACTGGGGAAGCTGCTGTTTCCAAACAGCACCAAGTTGCCACCTGCGAAGGTAATGGGTCCTTGTACCGTCCATTGTGCACCGGGGTCTACATACACCAAGAGGTCGGCGGAGGTCACACTTAAATTTACATCTGTAACTGTGCTATCCACCACGCGTAGAAATTTACAGCCGTTGTTTAGTGCGGCTTGTACTGTGGGAAAAGCTCCAGTGGTTCCTATCGTCACTTCGGTAATCCCGGGACTTCGGTGAATTCCCCAAGCATTATTTATATACTGGTGAATGGCACCACAAAACGCGTTTTGTGGGTCCGGTATAGTATCAACAACAACCAAACATCCGTTGGTGTCAACTCCTAGACCGTGCAAGGTAGATCCTGTCATAGAAACAGTTTGGGAAGAAGGAGGATTAATAGGAATTACACCAGTAGGTCCTGTTATTCCTCCTGGACCTATTAAACATAATTCAACACAATCGTTTTGATTAATAAAAAGAGGTTCTTCAACACATGGAGGTGGAAGTTGTGTTGTATCTACATATAAACAATCATTATTTATTCCTGTCAATCCTAAAGCACCTGTGTAACATAATTCAATACAGTCATTTGGCCCTATCGGACTAGATCCTCCAGTCTGAAATGATAACGGAACTGTAGCACATATAGGAAGGTCTAATTGATTCCTGTCAACATATAAACAATCATTATTTGGTCCTGTTAACCCTAAAGCACCTGTGTAACATAATTCAATACAACCAAGTGCATTAACTTGAAGGGGTTCTTCGACACATGGAATGCCTGGTTCTCTTACATCATCTATTATACTCGGTTCAAGGGAACTTTTTGTTCCATGAGCAACTATTACAAATTTTTTCCTACCCAATGACATTTTATTTATAGAATATAAAAGAATATTATTTAACCAAAATTTGGTTAAATAAACCGAAATCCGAATTTACCCGCCTGCAGAAGGAGAGCCAGATTGTCACTGGTGATCAAATAGCTAAAAATAGCTCTCTCGACCATATTAAGTCAAATTGGTTTCTATAAGAAACAATTTTTATGTATTGAAATTGTGGTATGGCGTTCACATATATGTAATATCATTTCTTTAGATTTATTTAGAATAAATTGTGCATAAAAAAGATTACTTACCAATTGGTAAGTAATCTAAAATAAATCAAGCGTTATACCTTCAAGAACCATACAAACACATTACACGCAAACAGGAGGTCCATAATAAAATAGTTGATCAAGTCACTTTATCATAATCACTCTCGGCTATTATATAATATATCGTACAGTCAAACTATCCAGAATTTGACTTAGTTTACAGAAGATATTCTTAAACATTGAATGTTATCAATGTTTATTATAAAGGAAATTTTTATAAACCTTTATAATATTTTATTTAAATCCCAAAATCTTTAAATCTGTTAATCTTTACTCGACATGTATTATATTACCGTCTTCGTCTACTCCTTGCCATAATTTTCCTGAACATTTTCCAGTCTGACCACCAGCTCCTTCAGAATTAAAATGGTCATAGTTAATATTCTTTTCTTTACATAGCCAACACCATTTGATACCACACTGGGAACAAGTCATTTTATTACAACCACCATTTCTGTACGTCGCTACCCTACAGAGTGGGCAAAACTTAATAAGTCCCTTAGCTTTCATTTCCCACATAAATTTACCATGCTGGGTATTCTTCTGTTCTGCCTCATATTCAGAGCATGATTTACCTTCGTGATATGGTCTAGCCAAACATTGTCTACACCATGATGATTTACAACCAATGTGACATTGAAGATTGTTTCCAGGAAATTCCTCATCTACCTCTAAAACCTGCCCACATTTTTCTTCTGGGCACATATAATTATTGGGAGACGATAGTGTATAATTTATCCTGAAAATATCAAGCGAGATTTCGCATTCAGGAACTTTTATATCACTCAAAAGGACTCGCTTTTTGCACATATTTCGAGGAGCTGAATGATATGCACCTGGACATTTTATTCGGTCTACATTTTGTCGAATATTTTTACGAATATTATTACACAATATCCTTAGAATAGGTCTGAGATACTGTATCCCACATTCTAAACATAAAAGATGAGTCTGACGACGAGTTTTGTGAAAATGAATAAATTTATCAGATGATTCATCACAAATCATACATACTGTTCCGGTTTTTTTATGTAGTTTAGACATTGTCAATTACTATTCATTATAAATAGTAATTTCATTTTTAAATAAACATGTTTATTTAATAACGACTACTAGAGTTATTATTACTAAAAACGAGACAGAAAAATTCTCTGTCTCTTCGTGTAAGTGCGAACATTGTAAGGATATGGATAATTGTAAAAATGGTTGGGATAAATTTGTTCCCGAGACTACTTTACAAAAAATATGATGAGTGTTGTTGAAAGAATAGAAAGCTTTTGCAAAATAATGATTGGTCTAGTTGACACGCTTAACAATGAGTTGGGTAGTGTTTTTAGGAGGAATCCATAAAATACTCGCAATCACAGTCGCACGTACAATCATCAGTTTCATTTTTAGGATCATCTTTTAAGTCAGTCGCTAACGCATTAAAGAGTTTCAAATATTTGATTTAGTTTTGAATGTTGAAGAGTCCAGTATCTATAGGAGGAGCGTCTAGCGACGCAATAGGTGATGCTTCTTGTTTATTCTCGGGCTTATTATCAGGCATTTCTAAATTGGGTTCATTAGGAGAAAAATGAACGGATACTGATTTAGTGTCTTGTTTGTCACTCAATTTACTCTGACATGTTTCAGAATTCAGTTCCGAAGTTTTTGACATTTATTTATCCTGGTGATCTAGACTTTAAGTATCTTAATCACACTGACACTATGTAGCCTCTCGTCCCGTCTGCAGTATAAATAAAATCATTTTCTTTCATCAAATTTTCAAACCTGGATGACTGGCGCGTTTCGAAGAAAAAGGAACTCTGATGATCATCAATAGCTTTTTTGTGCATTATTTCCAGCAATTCGATAGCAAATTCATCGTCGTCGTCCCAATCAGAACTTGCCTTATGTTTATCCCATATGCCTAAAAGTGTTTTTTCATCACGTTTATTCTCTTTGTCATTACTATTCTTTTTTACCTTATATCCTTTTCGAATTTTGATTGCCTTCAATTTATCTAGGTGGCCTAAAGCATTCTCATATGTGTCAAACAATTTAACTTTGGATTTTCCATCAGTACCGATACCACCATATCTGGCGATGTATTTACACCCAAAAACCTTACCCTTCCAAAATTTCTGATCAGATTCCATATAGATAATTTTTACTTCCTCCTTCTCCTTCTCCTTCTCCTTCTCCTTCTCCTTCTCCTTCTCCTTCTCCTTCTCCTTCTCCTTCTCCTTCTCCTTCTCCTTCTCCTTCTCCTTCTCCTTCTCCTTCTCCTTCTC